GAATAATTTTCCATTAGATAATTGGTTTATGTTTCAAAGAATATTAAATTAATATACTATATAAATGATTAGCATATTAATTCCTATCTATAATGGTATAGAATTTATCGAAGAATCAGTTTCATCTGTTTTAAATCAAACATATGATCAATGGGAATTATTAATTGGTATTAATGGTCATCCACAGGATTCAGAAGTATATAAAATAGCAAAAAAATATGAGAATAAATGTAATAAAATAAGAGTATTTGATTTTTATACTATAAGAGGTAAATCAAATACTTTAAATGAAATGATAAAGTTCTGTAATTATAATTATGTTGCTATTCTTGATGTTGATGATATATGGCATCCACAAAAATTAGATATTCAAAGCCAACTATTAAATAAATTTGATGTTATTGGTTCTAATTGTATTTGGTTTGGTAATAGACCGGGTGTCGTTCCACAAATTCCAACAGGTGATATTTCAAATACAGATTTTTCTATTGTTAATCCTATTATAAATTCTAGTTCTATTATAAGAAAAGAATTATCTTATTGGAATGAAAATGGTATTGAAGATTATGATTTATGGTTACGATTAAGAAAACAAAATAAAAAATTTTTTAATTTTAAAGAAATTCTTGTTAAACATAGAATTCACAATGCTTCTGCTTTCAATTCAAAAGGAAATAATAATAAGGTTGATTCTCTTTTAGTTAATCATGGATTTAAAAGTAGACAAGAAATTCAAAATGAACCATCAAAAATTCAAATGCCTAAAGTTAATAACATTAAAATGAACATTATTAATTATAATTAAACATTAACTCTTACCCAATTAGGAGGGCATAAATCTCTTGTATCGTTATTTGCTACTTTTCCAAACCATACAGATGGATAACATACTATTTTATCAGTATTTGTATTTAAATAAGCTGCCCACCAACTAAAAGAACTATTAGCAATTATATTATGATGACAACAACTCATTAATAGCATTTGTTGCCAGTCTTCTAATGTATTTGTTCCTCTTGTAAAAGTATATGTTGGGTAGTTGGTTTTTAATTTATTAATTATAATTAAAACATCATCTATATCACAATCTTCGCAAAAATAAAGAACTGTAAAATTATTATTAGGTTTTGAAATTTGCATATATAATAATGATCTTTCATAAAAATCATATGTAGCTAATGGATGAAAATCTTGTATTTTTTTATAATCTCCAATTCTGAAATGCATGCTTACAGTATTTTCTAGATAATCGGAACTTAAATTAAGATTGTTTAATATATCGTTTTTCATTTTATCAATATTTAACATTCTATAAATAATAGCATAATTCTCTTGAAAATATTTATAACTTTGAAAATAACCATAAATCATAACATTTCTGTTTACCATTTCTCGAACAGATAATTCATTGTATGGAAATCCTTTCTCTCTTATAACATGAATAGGTTGTGGCAACTCTGATATCAAAAATGGTTTCATATTTGAAAAAAATGTTTCCCAAAATGTGTATCTAACTGTTGTAGAACCCCCTCCTAATGTAGTTAAATTTAAAAACTTAAATTGATTTCGACTCTTAATAGCGTAAGAAATTGTAGCAAAAATTTGGAATATTTGATTACCCAAACCACCCATTAAATTACAAGTTATCATTGTTATAGTAAAATTGTCATTTTATTTTTAAATAGTTAATTTGACCAATCAATATTTGCTCCCAATAATTCTTCGACCTTTTTAAATATTCCTGAACCAAAGAACCCATTATGTGCCGACAATGGAGAAGGATGTACCCCTTTAACTATTCTCTCTTCATTAGAAATAAAACTCTCTTTTGCCTTCGCAAAATTGCCAAGAAGTAAGAAAACACATGACTTATTTTGTTCACTTACAAATTTAATAACATTATTTGTAAATGCTTCCCATATTTTCATTTGACTACCTGGTTTTTCTTTAATAACTGATAAGGAAGCATTTAACAGGAATATTTTCTCTCTATAAAACCATTTCTCAAGATTTCCAGAATCAAATTTGTAGTTGCGTTCAGGAAATTCTATTTGTAATTCCTTATAAATATTGCGCAATGATGGAGGGATTTTTAGACCTTCTGGAACTGAAAAGCTTAATCCATGTGCTTGTCCAGGACCATGATATGGATCTTGTCCTAATAACAATAATTTTATCTCTCTAACATCCATTTCAAAGACTCTAAATAAATATTCTTTTTCTGGATAAACTACTTTTGAACCAGAATATAATTCATCAATAGAAATATTAAATTTATCAAATAAAGGTTTCCAAGATTCGTGATAAGTATTCATATTATTAAATTATATAAACAATGTATATGTAATTTTAATATTCAATTTTATTTAAAATAAAAATGAATAAATTTTATAAAATAAACAAATATCATATAATAAATAACAATGTACACTACAAAGTATAGACCAAATAAGTTAGAAGATTTTGTTGGTAACAAGAACGTTATCCAGCCGTTTATTCGTTGGTTACTAGAATGGGACGCAAATGATAAGAAAACTAAGTGCGCATTAGTTTCTGGTGTAAATGGAGTTGGTAAATCGCTTCTTGTTGAGCTTATTTTGAAGAAGCATGATTATAATATTATAAATTTATCTATTGATGATGATAGAGATAAAGAAACAATTAATGACACCATAAAACCTTTGCTTAAAACAAAAAAAACATTTAATGGACAAGATAACTGCTTAGTTGTAAGTGATATTGATAGTAGCGGTGGTGATTATGGATTTATTTCAACCCTAACTGAATGTATAAAAGAAACACATATTCCGATTATTTGTATTTGTGATGATAGATATAGTCAAAATATAAAACCAATATTAAATTATTGCGTTGATTTTAAACTAAGCAAACCAAGTTATGATGATATTTACAGATTAATTTACAAAGTTGTAACAACTGAACAAATAAAAATTGGTAAATCAGGAGTTGATAAATTATTTGAAGAAGCAAATGGTGATATTAGATTTATATTGAACTCATTACAATTAGGTGTTAAACGAGGTGAATCAAATAAGAATATTCAGAGTGCGAATATATTTGATACAACCGGACAGTTATTTTCACAGGAAAATAGCATTGATGACAAAATAAGATATTATTGGATGTCTCATGATATTCATACATTAATGGTTCAAGAAAACTATATTAATAATACTTTAACAACAAAAGAAGACGTAAAAAGGTTAGAAAATATTTCATATTCAGCAGATTCGCTCTCAGATGGTGACATATTTGATTCTATATTTGATTTCGAATTGTCTCCATATGTTGCTGTAAATACTATTAAAGCAACATCTAAATGTAATAAGAAAGGTATGGTAAAATTCCCACAGTTTCTTGGTAGAACTGCTACCATGAATAAGAATAAACGTGATAAAATTAATATTGATGAAGTTAATTTATTGGGCGAAAAGCCAAAGGTTACTAAGGCAAAAGCAGAACCAAAAGTAAAGGTTGAATCTAAGACAAAGAGAGAAACTAAACCAAAGGCTAAGAAATAAGAAATGTTATATCATTAAATGTTTCAATAAATTTTTTATGTTTGGTACTTCTGTTATGTTCTGCTTTGCCAGCACATCTTACTTCAGAACCACACTCGCAAGTAAATGTCTCTTTTTGTTTTGCTAAAATTTTTTCTTTATTTTTTTGATACCATTCATCTTTATATTCCTTAACTGTTTCTTTATTTTCTTCAGCATAATGTTTAGTTTTTTGTTTAATTTCTTCTTTATGTTCTTGATAATATTTTTGCGTTTGTTCTTTAATATGTTCTTTATGTGATTCGTTATATTCTTTTTTAAAATCTTTGATTTTTTCAGAATTTTTCTCTCTATATTCCTTTTGTTTTTGTTTAAATATTTCTGATTTTTCTTCTTGAGATATTTTGGGTTCTTGTTCTTTTATAATACCACAAAGTTGATTTTGATAATCAATATGAGTTTTAGATTGAAGATGTCTATGTTTATTTCCAAATGTATAGTTATTTCCACATTCACAATCAATAACCAGTTTTTTTTGTTCGGATATTTTTTCTTTGTTAGCTTCTTTCCAAGCTTTATTGGCATGAGAAGCTTCTTCTTTATGTTGTGACCTGTATATCTTTTTTTGTTCTGACAGTTTTTCTTTATTTTTCTCTCTATAATCTTTTTGTTTTTCTGATATTTGTTCTTCATGTTCTTCAGCATACTTCTTTTGATATTCTAATTTTTGTTCCTTATTTTCCTCGTAATTTTGTTTTGATTTTTCAAGAATATAGTCTTTCTTTTCTTCATACCAATTTTCTTTATAAATTTTTGGTTCTTCTTTACATTTAGCATAAGGTTTATTAGTATTTAGCTTAGCACCTAATTGTTCTATCCAATAATGTTCTGTTGATTCTGCTTCTCTTTTATTTTTAAGATTATGTTCTTGAATTTGAATCATTGACCAATTATTCCACCCTCCATTATCTCTAATAAATTGATATACATATTGATTATATTTTTTGTCATTTTCATTACAACAAGATGTTTTATGTTGATTTTTTCTTTGAGTAAAATTTGTAGTGTGACCAATATATATATCTAAAATAGTAGTATCTTTACAGCAAAGTTTGTAAATAATTGTTTGTGAATAATCCGTTTGATTTTTTGGCATATTATAATATATATGAATAATTTATTTCTAAATAGTTTACGAATATCTTATAATATTTTATTTTATATTATAATTATGTGTATAATTAAAACTCTTCTGATATTTCAAAAGCAATTTCGGTCTGTTTATTAGCTAAACTATATTCTGATACTTTACGCTCAAAAAAGTTGGTTTTCCCCTCTAAGCTAATGAGCTCCATGAAGTCAAAAGGGTTGGCAACATTATAAATTTTTTTGTATCCAAGTTGAACAACTAAGCGGTCGGCAACAAATTTAATATATTGTGTCATTAATTCGGAGTTCATTCCAATTAATTTACATGGTAAAGCCTCACAAATAAATTCGGTTTCAATTTCAACTGCCTCTTTAATAATTTCATGAATGCGAGCCTTGTCAATCTTTTTAACAAGTTTTGAATACAATAACACAGCAAATTCGCAGTGAAGTGCTTCATCTCTCGAAATCAATTCGTTACTGAATGTGAGACCAGGCATTAGACCGCGCTTTTTAAGCCAGTAGATACTACAAAATGCGCCACTAAAGAAAATGCCCTCTACACATGCGAAGGCAACTAATCTGGTGGCAAAACTGCTGCGATT